AAACATTTACCGGCTACTGGAGGGGGACTGATGCAGGTACTCCAGGTAAAAAGATGGTTGGTGCTAGTGAAAGCGTTGAAACAGAATGTGATGCACCAATGTCACTAACTGACAAACTCAAAGCCCGTTGGGAACAGACCAAACAAGAAAAAGGTCTACAAGAATACGGCATGACCACAGGCGGAACACAGAACCCTGGTGCACAAGATCAAACGGATCCAGTTGCCCAGGCCAAACAAACTGCTGCTGTACAACAAGGTGTCAACAAGTTAAAAAGTGCTGGTGTAAATATTCCCAGCGGATCGCAGGCTGTACAAAGCCTAATGAAAGATCCTGTCAAGGATCCTGTGTCACAGTTAGATAAAACTGTTGATGCTGGACTTGGTCAAGAAGTGCAAAACATTGTGACCAAAGGTCAACCAAACGATGTAAATCAGTTGGCGGCATTAATTAAAAAAGTTAATCAACAAAGTGGAACGTAAAAATGTTTGTATTTGATTTATTTGAAAAGAAAAAACAAGATGCTGCCGCTGGCAGATTTGTAGGCGGGACCAGCCAAGACGCACGAGTCAAAAATGCTCTTGACAATGCCTATCGTGCTGTGCCTGCTGCAAAAAGTCCTGAAGAGGCCGCATTGGGATATATCGACATACAAAACAGTTTGAATCAAAAACAAGATCAAGCTCTGGCTCAACAGAACAAAACAAATCAACAACAGACCCAACAGATCAATGATCTAGTGGCGGACATGCGTCGTAAAGAAAAAGACTTCCGTGATCTAAATGCTCAAATAGCCAACATGCCCAATGTGACCCCACAACAAGCAGCTAAAATGGCACAAGACATTGAAGCCGCACATGATGCTGGCAAAGATCAGGCAGTTGATGTGCCCAATGTAGTTGCAAAACAAACTGCCGCTCAACCTGCCAAGGCCGTTGCTGCTCCCGGTCCGGGTGCCAGTGTATCTCAATTGGCCAACTATCAACAGGCCAAAGATCAAGGTGCCGCAACAGCCAAGACTACCGCCAAAGCACCAGTTGCAACTCCGCAGGCAACACCGGCACCGGCCGCTAAGGCATTTGGACAAATGGCCACACAACTGACACAACCACAAAGTCGTGTTTACAAAGCCAAACAACCTGCACAACAAGAATTACCAGTTAATGTTACAGCAATGCCTAGTACCCCAGCGTCGCAACAACGTTTGCAACAATTGGCTGGCGCAGGCTTCCCGTCAATGGATGCTGCCAATGCTGGTGCATACAAACAATATGCAACAGAAGCCACTTCGCCTGCAGACCTACAGGCAATTGCACAACACAACAATCAATCATTTAGTCAAGCATGGGCACATAGCCAATCTACAAAATTATACTTTGGTGATGGCCAATGGGAAGATCTCACATTCCAACAAATTGAACAGATAGTCAGTGCCATTGCCACAGACTACACTGAACAAGCACGTCCACAAGTGTGGCAACAGTTGTTTACCGATCACAACTATTTTAACGAATTTAAAGCACAACATTTGAGTCAAATGCCATTACAGTTCAGTGAAGGCGATGTGGTTCCAATGACTCAAGATCAGTCTGTTCTACAGGCATACAATGATGTTCTTGAAATACTAAAAGCAAGTAAAACCAAACAACCTGATGTTGTTACCATGATGCGTCAAGACTGGGCCAGTCGTTATAAACAACGTTTCCAGATCAGCACAGCACCAGACGGTACGTACTATATGCTTGATAAAACAACCAATCAACGTCATAGATTACCAGATCCACGCACATTCCCCATGGAAGAAGATTCATGGCATAATGGTCAAAGTTCTTGGAGCAGTGAACATGACCAATGGGCCAAAGAAAGCGTTGAAGAAACACGTTTAACAGTGGGTGATCCTGTTGTAGTTACTGCGCCAAATGAATACGAAGGTAAAACTGGTGAGATCGCCGAGTTTAGTCCAAGCGGTAAGTTTGTGATAGTTAATCTTTATAACTACGGCGAACACAGCATGCATCTAAGTGATGTTGAATACAACAAATACGCTGACGAAGAAGTAGATGAAACTATTCGTAAACTTGGCAGTCAATATCGTTTGTACAGTGGTAAGGGCAAGAACTTGGGCACATTCCCAACTCGTGCTGGTGCAGAAAAACACGAGCGTGAAGTACAATATTTCAAACACGCAGGTGAAAGTGTAGCGGAAGCAGAAGGTCGTGTAGATCCTATTTTGATCAAAGCATTGAACCGTATGCCAGACGGGTTGGCAACTCATCGCGAAGTGCTTGATGCCGCTTATGATGCTTATGCTATGGAATTAGGCCGTATGGAGATGAAATCCAATTATGGTGTTACCAATGCTTACATTCCACAACTCATGGGTCTTTACAAAGACAAACACGGTTTAACTTTTAATGAAAGTGATGATGGAGATTGGGTTGATGATCCCAACACACATGCTCAAGTAAATCGTTCTGGGTTCAATAAACTTACACCGCAAAGTTATGCTGACAAAATTGATTTTATTGATCGTCAGCTGGCAGATCCGCGCCAACAACAAAACTGGCCAGAATTTAAACAACGCAGACTTGATCTGGTCTTTGCTGCCCAACGTGCCGGCATTGTAAAAGAACAAGATGTCACAGAGATCAAAAAAGGTCAAAAGGACTCGAATGGTGTTACCAAGTGCTGGTCAGGTTATCATGCACAAGGTACTAAGAAAAGTGCTACTACAGGCAAGCAGGTAAGAAACTGTGTGCCAAACGAAGGTGTAGAGGAAGCACAAACAGATTATCAAAAGCGTCGCCAACGTGAACGTGATATAGATGCAGGCAAGCCTGTTGCACGTCAACCCCGGAACCCACAGACTGACTATGCTCGGAAACGTGCCAAAGAGAAACGTGACTTAGAGCAGTTTGGCGAAAGCGCCAATTACTGGACCCGCTTACAGAATGAACGCAATACAAAGATTGCCAGCCTGGTCAACGAACTAACAGAAAGCGTCAAGGATATCAAATGAACGAACAATTAATTAAAGCAGCCAAGATTGGTTTTGCAAGTCAATACACATTTTATTTGAAAGCAGCATTCTTCCATTGGAACGTGGAAGGTATCAACTTCCAGGAACTACATGCCCTATTTGAACGTATCTATACAGAAGTATACGGTAGTGTTGATGACTTTGCCGAAAAGATTCGTGCTTGCGGCGGTTATGCTCCGGCCAGTAACAGTCGCTTTAGTATGCTTACACAGATCCAAGATGAAACTGAAATAATTCCAGCCGAAGCAATGGTTGCCGAATTGTTGCAAGATGCTGATCACATGGTCACCATTATCAAGAAAGTTTACGACATTGCCGAAGCTGAAGGCGAACATGGTTTCTCAAACTTCCTAGCAGAACGCATGGATGCTTTCCGCAAACACGCTTGGATGCTACGTGCCACATTAAAATGAAAATCAGCGAAGTTTTTTCACCCCTAAATGAAAAATGGAGCCAAAAATACAAAAGCTCCATCAACTGTGCCAACCCAAAAGGGTTTAGTCAACGGGCTCATTGTGCGGGTCGTAAAAAAAATGAATCTGAAGAACACACAGTCAACAACTTTGTTCACAAGTTTGCCCCTTGGGTGGCCGACCAGCTTGGCATTGAACAACTGCCCAAGATAGAACTACTGGACCGGCCAATGAACACCAGCTTTGGCACGTACGATGCTGACAACAAATGCTTGTATCTGGTCACTGCCGGACGCCATCCAATTGATGTATTGCGTACCCTGGCACACGAACTCACTCACCACAAACAGAATTTGGCTGGGCAGTTAGATGCAAACTCCGGCGATACTGGCACCGACGAAGAAAACGAAGCCAATGCCAATGCTGGTATCATCATGCGTGATTTTGCCAGTGCCAATCCAGAATATTTTGGAATGGACGAAACCATACAGGTTAATAAACCAACGGAACTTGCTGTTCAGCAAAACTACACTCCGCCCAAAACTCCTAGCACAAAAAAAATCAACCCAACACCGGCTGTCAAGATCGACATTAGAAATGCTAAACCAGATCCTGACGCACAAACATATAAACCAAAATGAACGAATATCCAGTGTATCCAGAACAAGCCGAAGGCGACGATAGTGATTATCCAAGAAATCCTTACAGCCCCGTCTAACGATCCCAGAGAGGAATTAGATAGTATACTTGCTAAATGTTGCGAGATAGTACTCAACGGACAAGCCACCGACTCAAAATTTTACGGCATGGTTGGCGCTTGTGTGGTATGTCCTGACGGTAGCCTTGTTTACGGTGTTAACTACCAAGCCCCAGATGGACGTAGAGTGCATGCTGAACGTGCGGCACTGGAACGTTGCGTTGATGTTGGACCAGACTGTGTTATAGTAACTACACTAAGTCCTTGCAATCGTCCAATGGATGAACGTGCAGGCGAAAGTTGCGAAGACCTAATTGCAGAATACGGTATTGAACACGTATACTGTGGGTATAAAGATCCCACGCAGGAAGGCGATGACAGCATTGAGACTCGCAATGAAAAACTACGTGAGCTGTGCAAACGACTTGCTGACACATTCCTAGATGAAGATTACGATCCCAATGGCCCGCCACCCGGTCCCGAAACCAAACCCACTATGCCAGCCGGTACTGTGAGAGTAGACGTAAGTGATGTTTACGATTGGTACAAACTTGGAACGCACATTGCAAATCTTAAAGGACTAGGCAAACACGATTTTGGCAAAGGTCCCCCTAGCACAATTATGTCTTTTGGCAGTGAAGAAGAAGAACACAAATATATTGATGCCTTAAAGAAAACAGGTCTCGATACAACTGATATTGATCCTGTGGATCCCAATCAACCTAAAAATATACCACGTCAGAAAACAGATCCAACGTATAATGTTTCAGAAAACTTCCACGATGGTCGAGTTAAAGGCAAGAGTCGTCCAGGACGTGTGAAACGTAGTGGCGCTAGTTGTAAAGGAAGCGTGACCAGTTTGAGATCCAAGGCCAAGAATGCGTCAGGCGAACGTGCCAAAATGTATCATTGGTGTGCTAATATGAAATCAGGCAAAAAGAAATAAGTGTGCGGTGATGGTTAATGAAACTCGCCTGCCAATTCGTTGTTGCCCAGATGAAAAATACGGAAAGTCATCAGGTTCTTCAAATCCCCATCGGTCCGTATTGCAACCGCACTAGATATTTATAACCGAATACACTACCTTAGGACGTTATGCGTTACTAGTGTATGCCCGGCTGCTGGGCTAACATATTTGGGAGTCGTGCCCCGGAATGTATGTTTAAAGTGAGCAACTTTTCCAAAACACTCTTGCTTTATCAAAATAAGTAGTATATAATATGTTTTTCAACTAGGAGATTTAAATGTCAACACGTATGTTTAGCAATGAGCAAAAAGCCAAGCTCACCCAGATTATCAATGAAGGCATGGCCGTGCTACAAGAGATTGAAGACCTCAACGCAGGTTTAAACGACACAGTAAAAGCCATTGCTGAAGAAATGGAAATCAAACCAGCTATCCTAAAGAAAGCTATCAAGATTGCCCAGAAATCCAAACTAGGTGAAACCAACAACGATCACGAAGAACTAAACACAATTCTTGAAACTGTGGGCAAAACACTTTAATGTTTCCGTTTGGCGACTGGATCTACGCTACCTGGGGGTACATAAAAAGGGACTACCGAGAGTGGCCCTTGCGTTTTTGTGCTGAAGTGTTCTCCTGGGCTTGTAGTGTGGTCAGTGCTATTATATTTGCTGTGAGTGTTCCAGAAATTCCTGTCATTCCCTTGTACAGTATTTTTATCAGTGGTTGTGCGGCGGCAGCCTGGACCTGTTGGACCAGAGGCAGTTTTGGTCTCTTGGCCAACTATGCATTTCTTATTTTTATAGATGCCATTGGACTGATTAGATTTATCATTAAAACTACCTAATGTTGCATCAGGTGTTCGGTGACTGGGTGTATGAACATCAGGACCAAGATTTTGTAAACTATGCACAGTCTTGGTTTGATGGCACAGCAGATTTAAATTGGACCAACGAACTACGGGGTCTAAGAAATAGCAACAACATTGATCAAATTGATCAACTGTATCAAAATATTCCATTTGTAAATTTTATCAACAATCACGCGAATATATTTTTACAACAACAATACAATAATTTTTCTGAACGGTCAGTGCTGATTGGCATTTGGCCGTTTTCCATGAACAAAGATCTATGTCATGCTCCGCACCGGCATGATGAATGCCACTTTAGCGGCACCTATTATGTAGAACTGCCCACAGGATCTGGGCCCATACAGTTCCACAGCGATACCAAAATCCATGTCCTAAATCCCACAACAGGTACATTGTTGATTTGGCCTAGCCATATTAGACATTCTGTTCCAAAAAGAGAATTTGTTGGCACACGACGGGCAATTTCTTTTGATATTGCTCTTGCTAAACGATAAGTAAGATAGTATAATACACAGAGTCGCTGACTTAATCAGCATGTAGAGCAAGTGTCGGCTCAAAGCGGCACACATTGGAGAGTTATGAGTTATATCGACGCATTGTTTGACCGCGACAAAGATCGCATACACGTGGTAGAACGTGTCAACGGAGAACGTGTTTATACCGAGTATCCGGCCAACTATGTGTTCTACTATGATGATCCCAGAGGCAAACATCGCACAATCTTTGACACACCTGTCACACGCTTTGCCACCAAGAACGGCAAAGAATTCCACAAAGAACAACGCATCAACGGCAACAAACGCTTATGGGAAAGTGATATCAACCCCATCTTCCGTTGTCTTGAAGAAAATTATCTAGGCGTAGACTCGCCCAAACTACAAACAGCCTTTTTTGATATTGAGGTGGACTTTGATCCACTTAGAGGATATTCAAAACCCGAAGATCCTTTCAATGCTATCACTGCTATTTCAGTCTACATGGACTGGATGGACAAAATGGTCACGCTGGTAGTGCCGCCCAAGAGTTACAGTTGGCAAACTGCCGAAGAAATCTGTGCCCAGTACGACAACTGTTTCTTGTTTGAACGAGAAGAGGACATGCTCAACACATTCCTTGATTTGATTGAAGATGCAGACATCTTGTCAGGTTGGAACAGTGAGGGTTTCGATATTCCTTATACTACCATGCGTATCACTCGTGTTCTCAGTAAGGATGATACTAGACGTTTGTGCTTGTGGGGACAACTGCCCAAACAACGTGTGTTTGAACGCTTTGGTGCAGAAAACTTGACCTTTGACCTGTTGGGTCGTGTGCACCTAGACTATATGCAACTGTATCGCAAGTACACATACGAAGAACGTCACAGTTATAGCTTGGATGCCATCGCTGAATACGAACTGGGTGAACGCAAGACACAATATGAAGGCACATTAGATCAACTGTACAACAAAGACTTCCCCAAGTTCATCGACTACAATCGCCAAGACACAATGATTCTGGCCAAGTTGGATAAGAAACTACGATTCTTAGACCTTGCTAATGAACTGGCACATGATAATACTGTGTTGCTACAGACCACTATGGGTGCTGTGGCAGTTACTGAACAAGCTATTATCAATGAAGCTCACAGCCGTGGGCTAGTAGTACCCAACAGGAGAAGTCGAGATGACCAAGGTGACACACAAGCGGCAGGTGCCTACGTTGCTTACCCCAAAAAAGGCATGCACGAATACATCGGAGCAATCGACCTTAACAGTCTCTACCCGTCAGCGATCCGTGCTCTTAACATGGGACCAGAAACGGTTGTTGGCCAACTAAGAACTACAATGACCGACCACTATATCCAAGAAAAGATGGCCAGTGGAAGTAGTTTTGCCGATGCATGGGAAAACATGTTTGGTACCTTAGAATATCAAGCAGTAATGAACACAGAGATTGGTACAGAGATTACCATAGATTGGGAACAGGGTGGCAGTGATGTGATGAGTGCCGCAGATGTATGGAGACTGATATTTGACAGTCGTCAGCCATGGACTTTGAGTGCCAATGGCACAATATTTAAATATGATGTCAAGGGTATTATCCCTGGCTTATTGGAGAGATGGTATGCTGAACGCAAGGAAATGCAAGCTAAGAAGAAAACCGCAACATCTAAGGAAGATGAAGCGTTCTGGGACAAAAGGCAACTCGTTAAAAAAATTAACCTTAACTCACTTTACGGTGCGATCCTCAACCCGGGGTGCCGCTTCTTTGACCAACGCATTGGCCAGAGTACGACACTTACGGGCCGCGTCATCGCTAAACACATGGATGCACATGTCAATGAAGCTATTACCGGCCAGTATGACCACGTGGGCGAAGCCATCATCTACGGCGACACGGACTCGGTCTATTTCTCAGCCTGGCCGCAAATCAAAGAGGAAGTAGCAGCAGGACGCATGGAGTGGAACAGAGAAATCTGTGTACAACTATATGATACTATTGCCGACAGCGTAAATGCCAGTTTTCCAGCGTTCATGGAACGTGCATGTCATTGTCCTAGAGAAATGGGTGCTATTATTGCTGCCGGTCGCGAACTTATTGCGTCAAAAGGCCTGTTCATTAAGAAGAAACGTTATGGAGTATTGATCTTTGACATGGAAGGTGTGCGTTTAGACACCCACGGCAAGCCAGGCAAGATGAAGGCCATGGGATTAGACTTGAAGAGGTCAGATACTCCCAAGGTAGTACAGGACTTCTTAAGTGAACTGTTAATGGATGTCTTGACAGGTGCAGGCAAAGAAGCTGTGATTGAAAAAGTCAAAGAATTCAAATTATTGTTTGCTACACGTCCGGCTTGGGAAAAAGGCACACCCAAGCGTGTCAACAACTTGACCAAGTATGCGGCAGAAGAAGCACGTCTAGGCAAAGCCAACATGCCCGGACACGTTCGAGCCGCAATGAACTGGAATAACTTAAAACGTATGCACGGTGACAACTATTCTACAACCATTGTGGATGGTATGAAAACCATTGTGTGTAAACTCAAAGATAATCCAGTGGGTTATACCAGCGTAGGCTATCCCACAGATGAAACACATATCCCACAATGGTTTAAAGATTTACCATTTGATGATAGCACAATGGAATCAACTATTGTTGACCAAAAGGTAGAAAACTTGTTGGGTGTACTAGAGTGGCGGATTGCCGAATCAACAGATATTAAAACAACATTTGACGATTTGTTTAGTTTTGAATAATGAAAAAATTAACTGAACTTGTAAAAATTCGAGAGCTGTTAAAAACAGAGTATAGAACTCAGGACATTACTTTGGGCATCAACAGTTTGGAAACCTGCATTGGTGCCATAGCCAATGAAACACCGTTGGTAGATATGCAAATAGAAATCAATCAATTGACTGAAGATTTTTCCAGACTACACCTGGATTTACAATTTAGCCAATCACGTTTTGATCTTATCATTGATAAAATAAATCAACAGATACAGGTAGAAGCCGCTCGCTTGTTTACCAATAACTACGAATTAGAATTGCGTGTTGAAGAAGAAGCAGTGAGCAATATACGAAAAGTTCGTGTGATGGAATTATCTGATTCTTTACAAACAGAAATTCATAATCGCATACAATTAAATACCAATTGGAAATATCCAGCATTGGAAATTGGATGCAGAGATGGTGAGTGGACCAAACACATTGTGGCTGCTGATCCTTTATATGTTACTGATCACTATCAAGATTTTTTACGATCTACCTCCGATCAGTTTCCAGATGAGTATCAACGCAGATTAAGGCCGTATCTTGTCAAGGATACCAATTTTGATGCATTGCCCCAAGGACAATTTGGATTTGTATTTTGTTGGAATTTCTTAAACTATCGCAGTCTCGATACCATAAAAGAATATCTGAAATCAGTCAAGGAACTGTTACGACCCGGTGGTGTGTTTATGTTCAGCTACAACAACGGCGACATAACCGAATCGGCTGGTTATGCAGAAGGATTTTGGATGACTTATATGCCAAAAAGCATGTTGATACCCATGTGCGAAAGTTTAGGGTTTGAGGTACAATACGACAAGGACGTCCGTGGTCAAGGTACCACAGTCAGTTGGATTGAACTTAAACGAGCTGGCACATTAGAAACGGTCAAAGCACATCAGGTATTAGGTGAAATAAAAAGACGAGACCGTTGACTTTTTCTAAATACTACTATACAATTACTACACTTACGGAGAATAAAAAATGTTTGATCACTTAAAAGATATTGTACAACACACTTATGGCTTGGGCGTCATTAGTATGATCAAGGTCACAGGCAATGCCAACAGCACAGCCATTAATGCGTTTGACCAAGCTACTAAAACAGTAGTGCTAAATGCAGAATTCAAAGCACCCATTGCGGAATTTGTTGGTGTGTTTGGCATGCCAAACTTGGATAGACTTAATACTATCCTTAACATTCCTGAATACCGGGAAGGTGCCAAACTTGCTGTAGCAACACAGAAAGATTCGGACGGCACAGATGTTCCTGCCAGCATCAACTTTGAAAACAAAGGCGGAGACTTTAAAAATTCATATCGATTTATGACCACTGCTGTCATTAATGATCAACTCAAGAACGTTAAGATGAAACCAGTCAAGTGGGGTGTTGAAGTTGTTCCCACAGCACTGAGCATTCAGAAGTTGAAGTTTCAAGCAATGGCACACTCAGATGCTACCACATTCTCCAGCAAAACAGAAAATGGCGAACTAAAGTTTTTCTTTGGCGAACCCAGCAGCCATGCAGGATCATTTACATTTGCCGCAACATCGGGCAGTTTAAGTAAACAATTGAATTGGCCTGTGGCAGTTGTCAATAGTATTTTGAGTTTGCCCGGAGATAAAACATTCAAGATTTCAGATGAAGGTGTTGCTGAAATCACTGTGGATTCAGGTTTGGCTGTTTACAAATACATGTTGCCAGCACAAGGCAAGTAATGCAAGAAGCAGTTAGACACGGATACTTAGCAGGCGGTGGATTGCGTTGCCCAAGTAAAAAAAACTTTTACTTGAACATTCCCAAAAACGCCAGCACGTACCTGTCTAACACACTACTGGCCAATGGGTGGCACTATCATACCCTGGGTGATGACAGTGACAAAATTACTCACGCAATGGTTGTATTAAAAGATCCAGTAGATCGTTGGGTCAGCGGAATTGGTACATATATTAGCAGTTGGATCCTGGGACCGGGTTACGGCAGTGATCACTTTGTTGAAAATTATAATAATTTATCTGAACGGCTGTTGTTTGAAACCTTAATACTAGATGATCACACAACACCGCAGATTGCATATATCCGACAACTGGAACAACTATTACCAGACATACCTATTACATATTTTAAACTAGATCGACATGTTGTTGACAATATGAGTGCTTGTATCTCACAACCTTTGACAGTAACCACAGTTGAGTCGAACATTTCTGAAAATCATTACGATCAGCAAGTCGTAGTTAATTTTATAAAAAAACGAATACTGGCCGACTTTACATTAAAGGCCAAGGTAGTTGCTAGATTCCAAGAGGACTACAATTTTATCAATCAAACACAATTTTACTATGAGCCAAGATAACTTAACCGCTAAACAATCAGACTATGCTGTGTTCCTTCCGGCTATCAGTGGTTTCTATGCCACGTTCATAGGCAAGCAACGTGATCCTGTGGCAGGTCCTTATGTGGATCCTACACGTTTCCCACAGGGCATAACAGATATGGAACAACTCAACTGGTTAAATGACCAGAAGGGTATGTTCCCTTACAAGTGGTCGCTTTACTCCGGTGGCCACGCAAACCTCGACCTAGCCAAGCAGGACTGGAGCGAGGATATGGTACGCAATCGTGATCCCAACACACTGATCTTAGGCGACTCTGGTGGATTCCAGATTGCTAAAGGATTATGGGAAGGTGATTGGAAGGCCAATTCAGGATGTCCCAAGGCACAGAAAAAACGAGAACAGGTTTTGGCTTGGCTTGATGGCATTGCTGATTACGGTATGACCCTTGATATTCCAACCTGGGTCGCACTGGATAAAGAAGCAGGTAAGAAATGTGGTATTAGTACGCACCAGGAAGCTGTTGATGCTACCAAATATAACAATGATTACTTTATGGACAATCGTAAAGGTATCAAGAACGGTGGTGTTAAGATCTTAAATGTACTACAAGGTGCCAACCACATTGAGGCCGACGATTGGTACGAAACCATGAAACACTATTGTGATCCTGTGCAACATCCAGACACACACTTTAACGGATGGGCCATGGGTGGACAAAACATGTGTGACGTGGAGTTGATTCTCAGACGTTTAGTTACTCTACGGCATGATAACTTGTTACAAGAAGGTGTTCACGATTGGATGCACTTCTTGGGCACAAGCAAACTAGAGTGGGCAGTACTGTTAACTGTGATACAACGAAACGTTAGAAAGTATGTGAATCCGGCATTTACAATTAGTTTTGACTGTGCCAGCCCATTCTTGGCAACTGCCAACGGACAAGTTTACTTTGAAAACGTGTTCCCAGACAACGGTAAATGGAGCTACCGTATGGCACCTAGTGCAGATGATAAGAAGTATGCCACAGACACACGCAAGTGGTCAGACGGTGTGGTTGCAGATGGCAAGTATCCACGTTGGGAAGATAGCCCATTGAGCAACTTGTTTAAGATGAAAGATATCTGCTACTACAAGCCCGGAGATCTAAACAAGAATGGTAAAGAAGGCAAAACATCGTGGGATAGTTTTAGTTATGCATTGTTGATGGGTCATAATGTTTGGATGCACTTGACAGCAGTACAAGAAGCCAACAGACGCTTTGATGCTGGTGCTCATCCTGCCATGATGCGTAGCTCAGGCCCAGGTGGTGAATATTTTGAAGACATCGTAGAAGCAATCTTTGCTGCCCCAGATAAAGCAACATCAATGGAGATCATTGATATGTATAAAGGAGATACCGGGTATTGGTGTGAAATTGTTGGTACTAGAGGATTCAAAGGCAAGAAAGCTGTTAACGGTAGTGCCAATTTTAGTAAATTGTTTTATTTTGAAGATGATGTAGAAATTGTAGAAGAAACAACAGAACAAGAATTTGATCAAACTAAACTAGACGCACTGGAGGCAGAATGAACAGAGCAGGACACGAACAGGTAGATTTCTTTGTTGGTCGAGAAGTCGAACACAGCCCAGCATTTGGACATAAAACATTATTTGTTGTTGGCATTCAAGATACCGGTGTTATTATTAACATGGTCAAGAACAACAACTGCTCACACGTTTATTTTGGTGCTAACCAAAGTTTTCCCAATCCCGAAACCAACGATGGCGATACCTGGCGTGAATGGGAAGGTATGATTACCGAATGTTTGCAACGAGGGCTATTGTGTACATTAGACTTGGACGTGTCTAGTGCGGAAGGGTTGGTAGAAAGTGCGTTGGTTGAGTACAATAACTTTATTCCAATGATCAGTGTTAAACTACCATACCTACAGATGCTAGGATACAATGCCACAATTAAACTAGATGACAAAGACTTTGCAGCAACCAATCCTGGAGTTTGGTGTCATCAGTTACATGATTTAAAAGACCGTAACAAGTTTACTGACTGGTCTAAATATACCAAAGACGAAGTTATAAAATGATCGCTTGTCCGCTTCCGTGGACTGGTGTTGCTGTTAACCCCGATGGGTCTGTTAGAAATTGTGCCATGAGCCAAGAAACGTTGGGCAACTTAAAATCTTCACCCATTACTGTAATATTAGACAACACACAAAATCAACAAATAAGAAACAGTTTAAAATCAGGCCAATGGCCCAAAAGCTGTCGGCTATGCGAGCAAAAAGAAACAGTAGATCCTGAGTTTAGTAATCGAGCATATCACCTTGAATTACACAAGGACGTTGACGTTGATTACAATGGCTCGCATAAACTAACACAACTGGATCTACGCTGGTCTAATACTTGTAACTATGCCTGTGTGTATTGTGGTCCATACTTTAGCAGTTTGTGGGCTGCTGAAATGGGGAAAACCGTCAATGCCGACCGTACTACATTCGATCAACTAAAAGATTACACACACAATAAACTGTCAGGACTTCGAGAAGTATACCTGGCAGGCGGTGAACCATTGATGATTAAAGAAAATGGCGAACTATTAGATCGGTTATATGCAGCCAATCCTGACTGTTTAGTACGCATCACTACTAATCTTTCAAATTTAAAAACTGGAATTTATTCTAAGATAAAACAGTTTAAGAATGTGCAATGGGAAATCAGCGTAGAAGCAACAGGTGCACAGTTTGAGTATATCAGGTATCCGGGAGTATGGACGGAGTTTGAAACAAATCTTCAACAGTTAATACAAGAATGGCCCCGAGAGCAAATTGGCTTGACTATGAATTACTTCTTGCTTACCGCTGATATTATTGAAACTGGAGAATATCTTATTGACTTGGGCGTAGACATTGATCGTACAGCGGTACATTATCTAACCGAACCAAAACATTTAGATGCTAGAAATTTTGGTGACAAAATTTTAAGTGATCTAGTCAGCGACCTAAATAGATATAATCCAAATACAACATTTGGAACTAGTTTACATAATTGTGCAGAATTTCTTACCAAACCATTTGACAAAAATATAGACAATGTTGTATACTCGTTAAACACTATAGATAAACGCAGAAATTTAGATTTCACTCAAACTTTCCCTAACCTTATTAACATGCTTAAGGCATAAAATGAATCAAGAACAAAGAGAAGTAATTGACAGAGTTAAAACAGCCGCCAAGCGTCAGATCTGGGTCACGTTCCAAAAAGAAGGAATTCATTGCTACCCAGCGGCCGCTACCGATCCACTACTAAATACTGGTGATGAATATGATGTATCGTTTCTTGCTAGTCCTCACCGTCACATCTTTCACTTCCGGGTGTCAATCGATGTGTGGCACAATGACCGGGACATCGAGTTTATCCAGTTCAAGCGATGGCTCATTGCGTTGTATTCAGGTCAAGATTCCGTATTAGAATTAAACTATAAGAGTTGCGAGATGATCGCCGACGACTTATATATACAAATTGCTGCACGTTATCCAAATCGTGCTGTAACAATTGAAGTATCCGAGGACGGTGAAAACGGATGCTCAATCAATTATAACCTCACCCGTCCAAGTCAATCAATTGTAATCTAAGGAGTAATAAAATGGCCCAAGAATGGCTAAAGAAGTATCTTCGTTTCAAACCCGAAGTGGTAACTATCTTTGAAGATTTAGAACGCTATGAGCGTTTCTGTAAAGACTATGGTTATCCGTTTGATGAGAAAAATCTTTACAACGAACGTACTCCTTACGGTGAGTACATGAAAATGATCCGTGGTCGCGAACCCTGGGATCAGTGGCGTACTCCCAAGCGTGATCGTACCACGTTTAAACCACGTGATACCAATTGGAAACCCAGGGACTAATGAGGCTTTATAAAATGCGTAAACTATGGTACATGGGTTTGGAACCCTACAAAGCAAGATACACTTTGCAACTGCAAGAGTGGAATCGTGCGGTGTTTGAACGTCGAGGTATCGACTATGAAATTGTTGAAGGCGAAACATTAAGCAATGACCAAGCCATCGTAACAGGACAAGTGCTAGATGCACATGGCCGTACTTACTTTGGTATGAGTCAACTAATGAATCTTGTACGCAAGATGAAACAAGGAGAAGTAACCAATGAAGACGTCATCTACTTTGAAGACATGTTTCAACCCGGTATTGAGAGCTTACCTTATATTATGGATCAAATTGATCCTGCTCATCGTCCCCGTATTGCTGTTCGTTGCCTTGCACAAAGTATTGACCCTGACGATTTCGTTCACGTGTGGGGTATGCAGAAGTGGATGGGACTTTATGAAAAAATGGTGGATAGTTTTGCGGATATTATTCTAGCCAGCAATGAAGAGATGGCCATGCATATGAAGGTGGCCGGGTGGGAAGGTAACATTTATAACATTTCAGGATTGGCATTTGGCAAGGCAGAAGTGCGTGGTCGTGTTGCTGGAGAGCTAAAACCATTCCAGGATCGCAAGTATCGTGTGGGATTTGCTGCACGTTGGGACCAAGAGAAGCAACCAGACTTTTATATGGACTTTATCGAAGCGTGGCATGATAAGTATAAAGATAATTATCCGATGAATACTGTGGAGTTTTGTATTTTTAGTGGTGCTAAACTCAAATCAAACAACGATAGCTACATGAATCGTACAAGAGATTTACAGGCTCGTGGATTGTTAACAGTCTATGAGGACCTGGAAAAAAATGATTACTACAACTTTCTCAACAATACTCGTGTGCTTTTTAATTGTGCTTTACAAGATT